CTTCGTGTGCTTGACACCGCCGCCGCTTTTCTCCCGCCGGACCCCTCGAGACCCCCTCCAGTGGCTCCCCCTAGTGGTGGGGTCATGGTGAGGCTACGCTAAGAGGGAGCGCTGGGCATGGTGCGAGCCAGTCGTCGTGTTGCGTGGTGCGTGGTGTTGCGTGGTCTATCATGTTGTTGGCGTCACCAATATGATGATGATGATTTGAAAAAAAGTGTGACGAGTTGATAAAAAAAGCTTGCAATGGCGAGGGAAAATTGATAAAAAGAGTGCATCAAGTGAGGGGCGCGACGCCTCGAACGACGACAACCAACAACATAAGGAGAAAAACGGAAATGAACAAGAAATATATCTATCGCTGGACGGCCAAAGCGGCCGACTGGTCAACGTACAAAGTTAGCTACGAGCTTGCCAAGACTGAGCGAGGCGCGTTGATTGCGGCTCATCGTTGGTGCGACGACAACCTGTTGCACGGCATGGGAGCGGATCACATTGCTATAGTTGAGTGCAAGATTGACGACGGAGACATGTCTGGTCCGTGGCAAGAGGTGAGGGCGCAAAGGCGTCGTGCTTGCGGTGGACGGTGGATTGAAACCCTCTAACTTGCGAAGGAGCCATGAAAACCGCCGCTATCATCGCGCTTGGAGTTGTAAGCCTAGTAGGCTTTGCCGCTATCATCCGTAGCGTGTGGCTAGACTACACGTACAGACACGCACCGCTGGGCAGTGTGATAGTCATTGCGTTGTCATTGACGGTCATGATCTGCATCACGCTGATGACACTAATCACGCTGGTTATTAACAACTAGCAACAGGTTTCAATCCACGCACCCGTGAGGGTGCGACAAATCGACTAAGCAATAAACAAGAAAGGAGAAAAGAAAAATGATGATAAAACTCATTAAGTCCGGTTGCGATGCCGCGACGACATGCCGCATCTATGAGTTGCAAGAAGGCGAAATAACATTGTATATTGAGTATGAGACAATTGATAGTATCTCGTTTGTAGGCCTATCTGAGCCTATGAGTGTTGACGCCGCCATAACCGCGATTAAAAACGACGCGCTTGCCAAAATAAAGACAAGCGGAGAAGAGAGCGACACCTACACCCTCAAGATGCAAAACTTTGTGGGGTACACGGAAATAGAAAAAGACGGCCTGCAAATCGGCTTGTTTCTGTCGGGCATGAGCGATAAGACCCGCGAGAAGTTCATAAAAGCATTTAACTATTAACAATTTACGAGTCCGTAGAGGAGTTCGCCGATGACAGGCTGAACGGCCAAGAAGCTGACGAATTACTAGAGGACGCCGGGTCTAAGGCGCTCCTTGAGATTGCACTGGATAGGCTCGTCGATAGGGGGACTATCCTAGCTTACAATCTACACGACGGGGACGCAACTATCATTTGTGGTCTCTAATCTCTAACCTCTAACAATCAACAACAAGCAACTATAACAAATCGTTATGAATCAATCAACCAAATCAAAAAAAGAAAAAAACTACGACTACAAAGCGGTCATCATCAGGTCATACAACCCTCTACAAACAGAGATCATCGAAGGAGAATCGAAATCAAAAAACGTTAAGTGGGCCGCAATCGTCGCCGCTAGAGCAATCGCCACGCACAACGACGTAGACGCCTTAATCATGCTATACGACGCAAAAACCGGAAAGCACGTACACTCAGCATGCCTCAGAAAGGCCTCATGCGCCTCATATCGCGAGCGGATCACCAATCAAGCAAAGTATGCCCGCAAAGCAAGAACGCGCGAAATAGAGCGGCTTTATTGCTATCTCCCTCGCCCCAAAATCATCAGCAAGGCAGGCGGTTGCCGAAAGCAAACATACTACGAGATTGTCATCAAGGAAATCTACATTGGCAAGTCCGGGAAACTGGCAACTAGGGTTGTCCCACGCGAGAACCTGCCGGAAACCCTCAGAACCGAAGGCAGGCTCGTCCGAGAATCAAATCTCCAGTCAGAACTCGACAGGATCATGGCAAACCTCTATTCCCGTAGCTCACTGCCCGACCTAGAACAGGCACAAAAGGTAGCAAGCAAATGGCCAAATTATGAACACATCATCAAACTCATCAAAAGATACTACAGGATAGATTCATAACAGCCTAACAACAAGCACAATACGCAAGAGGGCCGCCCGTTCATAACTGGTGGCCCTCTCCTCTTTTCCACGTCATAATAAATTTTCTGCTTGCAATTCCACCGATTTTACTTGACACTGATTGGCGTTCGGATGAACACGCAGTCTTACTTGAGGTGGGGGGGGTCTGGAGTCCCCCGAACTGGTCCCGGTCGAGGAGTAGGAACTAATGTGAGGCAATATAGGGGAAATGAGAAGAAGAGTCAAGAAGGAAAAAATCAGTATTATCTTTCCGGAGTTTGGATTTGAGGATAGAGGTTGGCGAAATTAAATGGGAATAGGGAATAGCGCAGGGGCTTAGGAATAATACCGATTTTTGGTGGAGGTTGGAGAGAGTAAGAGGGGGTGGAAGTAGAGGAGAGGGAGAGGTCGAAGAATTGGTGGAGAGAGGAGGTAAGAGAGGTTGTGAGAGGGCAGAAAAGGGAGGAGTATGGTTTGGAGGTTTTGGTTGGGAATGACCTGCATGACAGTAGGTTATTTTGGGATTTTGGTATGGGAGGTCTGAGGGATGTTGATTGGATTTGATGAATTGTTAGTTGGCTTGGAGTAGTTGAGGCGGCGCCCTTAGTTAAGGGTTTGATAAATGGGATGTTTGGTTGGTTTGATGAGGGGAAATTGGATGAAACGGGGCGATGTTTGATTTTGGAGTTGACGGCTTAGGGAAAAACGTTATAGTTGAAGAAAACAAAGGAGAGCTAGAAATGAAGAAATATGAGTTAAGCGCATTTGTAAACTTTGATAACTGTTTTGAATCCCAATTCCCGGTTGGGGGGGAAGTTGGGGCGTTAAATAGGGTTTATGGTCATTTAAAGGGGATGTGCGCTAGTGGCGATGATGTCCTTTTGGGTATTAGCTTGGTTGAGGGAGGGCATAGGAGGATTTTAACGTATGTTGCTAATGGGACTAACCCGTTGATTTATGGGATGCAGTATGTATGGGTTTTTTATAGTGACCGGATTGAGAAGGAGAATAGGATTGTAGCGGATTATTCATTTTCTGATTACCGCTTGCAAGGCTTATGGTTTTTTGATGAAGAGCATTGTTTTAAAGATGCTTGTAATTAGAAAAAAGAAAAGAAAGAAAGGAAACAATAACAATGGATAAAAAAATAGTGATGCAAAGAAGAAATAATAATAATAATGTAGTTGATTTGAGCAAGTCCGAAGAAAGCCGTGAGAAGGCTCCAGAAGGCCCTAGCGACGCTTTGGAGGACTTTGGTACCAAGGAAGACTTGGAAACGCTTCTGGAGGTGATGAGAGGCCTTCGAGACGATGTTAGCGGAGAGCTGAATGATTCTTGCGTAGCTGGGGTCCGTTTGGTGAGTGTGAGAGCAGTGGATGCTCCGGGAGCGGCCAACTATTTTCGGCGGGCTAGGAAGGACATTGATGAGAGGACGGGATTGGTAATGTTGTCGGAAATAGAGACTAATGAGTACCTCGACCCGGAGATAGAAGTTGTGGTGCCCTATCTGTCTTTGAGAGCGTCTTTAAAGACCGGAGAAAAGGGGCTGTTCGCGCGTCAAATGGAAAAGGCCCAGCGCGAAGTGATGAAGGACTTCGAGAAATAATTTCTGGCGGATAGCATATAGGCAAAAAAATCCCCCCGGCAGTTTGTGGTTTTTCTGCCGGGGGGATTTATTATGCGGTAATTAAGCGATCCATTGATTCTGCAATGGATTTTATTAGGATTGATGTTTCGGGGAATGTGGTTGAAATTGCTATGGTTCTTTGCCCGTTGTCATTTCTTTCTGATAATAGATGTGAAAGATTTGAAATGTTGATATCGTGCAAATTAACGTTTTGTAGGTTATCAATTACAAGGGCTTTTGCTTTGAATGCTCTTCTCAGAATTGGTGATTTATTCCGTTTGGAAAAGTCAGTTGCTTCTTTCAACAGGTCAAAGGCCTTAATATAGAAAATGGAATCCCCTTCCTTGTATCTGTGTGCAAGCCATGCGCATGCTGATAGAGTCTTGGGCTTGTTAGGCCCGCAAATGAGAAGGGAATCTCCTGTCATCTCTTTCCTAATGCGTGAATAGAGATCGGGCATGGTTTTGACGGTCATTTCTTTGAGCAGGTTGAAATGCTTGAGAGGAATCTTGGCAAGCTGGAGATCAGCTAAAAAGATTTCTCGTTCCTTCTCCTGCTGGAATTTCCTTTCTTGCTCGATGTATTCCGGGCTAAGGTGATCTACAACGGGAATTCCTAGGGGTATGTTATTAAAATCAAACCCTAGTTCTTCGAGGATGTCGGAAGCTTTCTTTGGTTCGGACATGGGATTATAATGTTACCTTTTCATTATCAATATAATAAGCGGTCTCATGCCCGTTATTTTCACATAATATAGTCTTTCCTTCTTTCGAGGCGAGGGCGAACATCTGGTAGAAGTAGGCATTTAGAATTGATTCTGACGGAGATTTATCTTCTCCGAACAAGAAGGGGGCGACCTTGCGAAGTTCATTCATCTTGCTTACTGAGAGGATGCCAGCACGATATTTAGCCTTGTGCATCACACTTTTAGTCGGGATGATACCTACCAAGTGCAGAAAGATTTCAATTTTTTCTGGTTCTTCCCGTGCGATCAGCTGGAACTTCTCAATCTCTTCATCTGTATATAGTTTTGTAACTTTCTTCTGTGGCATGGGCGCACTATAGCATAGAGGCCATGTGAAAAAAAACAAAAATCTATTGACTGTGGCATGAAAAATGGCATAATAATCGCATCACTTAGGTGAATGAACCAACACAAATTTGATATGACTACAGACAAAAAAGACGATGATGCCTTGTCACTGGCCGCCGTGGTGAATCCCGGGTCAGCTCTGGCTATTGCAATGTCAGACAAGGACGCAATGCAGACATTGAGTTCGATCTTCATTGCGAAACAAATGCCGCGAAACATAGTAGAAGTTGAAACTAAGATTAGGACAATGTGTTCCTATGAAAGTTTGGCTGAAAAGGCGTTCTTCTCCTATGATCGCGGACCGTCCAAAATCACTGGAGAAACAATTCATCTTGCAAATGCCTGCATGGCGGCTTATGGAAACATCGAGGCGGGATGGAGAAAGACAGGAGAAACTGTTAACGATAAAGGAATTACATGCTCTTGCTGTGAAGCTTATTGTTTTGATAAAGAAAACAATATAATTAGAAAGGCTTCTTTTATCGTCCCACATTGGAGAGAAACCAAAAATAATAAAGAAGGCGGTTATGCTCTTAAATCGGACCGGGATATTTATGAACTCTGCGCGAACATGGCTTCCCGGAGAATGAGGGCGTGCATCTTTGGCGTAATCCCTGAGTTTGTCAAGGAGCTGGCGGCTGAGCAATGCAAGAAGACTTTGGAGAAAGACCATAATAGCATGGAAGAACGCATGGCCTCTCTTAAAGAGAAGTTCGAGCAGATGGGCGTGACAATCGAGATGCTGGAAAAGAAGGTAGGAGTTGCTTCTGACAAATGGACTAAGACCAATGTGATCTTCTTGAGGAATTTATTCAATGCCCTGAGAACGGGTGTTTGTTCTGTGGATGACCAATTCGGGGAGAAGAAAGAAGAACAGAAGGATAATAAAAAATCTTCCGAACCTGTTTTCAAGAAGAAGGAAGAAGAATCATCAATCATCGATACTGATGTAGTAGAAAATCCTAATGATCTATTCAACGAGAAATAGGGGACTCCCTTTGACTAAAAATAGACAGGAGATAAAAAACAATGAATGGATTATTAATAACCTCTGGGATTCTATTAGTTATATTAAAATGGTTTGGTGTAATTGATTGGCAATGGAATCATGTCTTAATCCCTTTCATAGTATTGGTTTTTAAAGTCACACTAACATTACTCTTAATTGCTATTGTAGTAATCATCCAAGAAATAAGAAATAGATAGGATAGATACAATGAAATACGACCCTAACAGAAAATATAAAAAAGGAGACCTAGTTAGAATCACAGGCATCCGAATAGAACGGCTACAAGACATTACTTGGAAGGATGCGGAGAAAGAAGGTGTAATGTTCAACGATGACGAAGATTTGTGGTTTAACTATCAGTCCGAGATATGGGACTGCATTGACCCGATCGAATCATATCAATCCCTTATCAATAAAATTAACGGCCCTAAGACATGGGATGAAAATCCGTGGGTATGGGTTGTGGAATTCAGGGTTATCGAAGTGAAAGGAGTACGCGATGGGAGTTACTCATTTTAATTGGTCAGCTGATTTAGCGTTTTCGCACATGGTTAACAATAAAGGAATAATCATGGAATACGTTAATCCTTTTGGCTCTATCTCAAAAATAATGTGGAACGGTACCCTTTGGATACGGATAGATAAAGATGGGATTCGGCAAGCAACTGGATTTACGTCGTACATGACTAGGGCGAAATTTCGCCCTGAAAATACGGAAGGAGGCTCGCATGAAAACCTGTAGTGAATGCGCCAATTGGAGCATGTTTGACGGGATTTGCTGGTGTCCAGTAAGCCCCCGCCATTTGCAGGAGGTGGACGGAGATACGCCCGCATGCGAAGCATTGGAACCAGAAGATGAAGACGAAAATGAAGATGACTATTAGAGATAAAGCGTTTTACGAGTACGGCCTAGCTTTTGGACTCCTCCGTGAAACAATTCATAGAATCCGCACAAATGCCCTTTATGAATTCGGGGAACCATATCACCTCCTCATGAAGAATGAACAGAAATGTCTGATTAACGGGATAGGTCTTGCCTCGAAAATTCATGACGTCCGCCAGAAGCGGGCCGAGTGCAGGAGTTGGACGACCGAGAGCTATGAGCGGATTTGCGAAAACTGCGCTTATCAAGATTGTGAAGAACCAGATATACCTCCATGCAATAAATGCTATCGTAGTCCATTTGCAATAAGTTGCGAAATGAATGAGGATTGTTGGGCACCGAGAAAGGAGGGAAAATAAATGAGCGCGAAAACTAAAATAGAATGGTGTGACGCAACTTGGAACCCTGTTCAAGGATGTGACCCTATCAGCCCGGGGTGCAAGAATTGCTATGCAAGACAGTTCGCCGAAAGGTTCCGTGGAACTCCTAATCACCCGTATGAATACGGATTTGACCTCAAGTTTTTCCCGGAACGTCTTAATATCCCTTCCAAGTGGAAGAAGCCGAAGAATATCTTCGTGTGTTCCATGTCGGATTTATTCCACAAAGACATTGATTCTGATTATATTTATAAAGTCTTCTTGGAAATGGTTAATAACCAGCGCCATATATTCTTCGTCCTAACAAAAAGACCAGAAAGAATGGCTGAAATAATCGATAATCTGAGGCCATTGTGGCCCCCACATGTCATGGATAATATCTGGTTTGGCGTGAGCGTCGAAGATGAGCATCGCATGTGGCGGCTGGAAGCCTTGGCAAACATCAAAGGAATCAATCGGTTCGTATCTTTTGAACCACTTATTGGGAGGATTTTTGTAAATGGATGGAGATTCTATCTCTCACAAATGGACTGGATCATTTGCGGGGCGGAAACAGGCTACTGGGCACGAGTAATTCCAGATTCAACAGTATTCAATTTGAAAGACTTCGCAAATGAGAAGCATATTCCATTCTTTTTCAAAAAGTGGGGCACTGGTTTGGATAACGGTGCAATGCCTAGGCAGTTCCCGGTTTTTCGGAAAGTGGCGGACAACCTTGCCCAAAACAATGCATGTGATTATGATAACACATTGAAAACAAATAGCGAAGACCTTGCCCAAAACGTGGCGGACGGAAAGGAGAATGTACTATGAAATTAACCAGAAGAAAAGCATTGGCCCTTTATGATAAAAGAGATCGCAACTTAATGGGAATTACAGGTGCTATCCACCCCTATGAAGTTGTTGAAGATGAAATGGAAAACCCCGATGGGACAAAGACCATAGTCTTTTTTATCATGACGCCTGATAACGAAGCACCTGTTATCATACGTTGCGAAGATAGTTTGAATTTATCTCAGATCGCCGGAGTTAGAGAAAAAGCAATAGCCATAGCTAAAGAACTGAGTGTAGGCTACTACATGAAGTACGGCGACGAGGATATGAGATGAACTACAAACAATAAGAAGATAATCATGAAAGATGAAAGATTAGGGTTGCCGTCTTGTTCTTCTCTCGCACGTCTCCAGAAATGCCCTCATTCCTTGAGATATGATAGGGAAGAAGAAAAGAAGGTCGTTACAGAAATAGCTGAAAAAGGAACTAGGATTCACGCATATCTAGCTGGAGAACCTATTCTCTTGAACAAGCAGGAACTAGACCTAGCGAATTCCTGCCAAGTCGTAGCGCAACGTGTGATTGAAGAATGGGCAGGAGAAGAAGGAACGCAAGAGCTTCTCAAAGAAGAAAGAGTTTTCTATGAGAGCGCCGGGAAGAAAATCTATTCGGGGAAACCAGACTTGGCAATTGCTAAGCGCGATGAAGAACTTAAGGGCCATATCCTCATCCTAGACTACAAAACAGGGCCGAATGAATATGAGACGGCTAACCAGAATTTGCAGTTAAGAGGGCTTGCCGTGGCTATCCGGGACTTTATCAGGCGAGAGTATGACGAGGACGTAGAAACCATATCCTGCGCCGTTATTCAGCCATTGGTGACGTGGGAGCCGAGCATCATCACTTACTCACGGGCACACCTAGATCAAGCCGAAGAAGAGATTGTTAGTATCTGCACGTCCAAGGATCAAGGGCCAGTTGCTAACAGATATTGCAACTTCTGCCAAGGCTTTGTAGTCTGCGATGCTTGCCAAAAAGCAACGGGAGAGGTTTCCATTATGCGGCAAAACGTCTATGATCTTGTTAAAAGCAAAGACCCACGACAACGAAGAGAATTATACAACACCGCATGCTTGGCTATAAAGACCGCATCATCTATCATCAAAGCGTGTAAAGAAATGTTGCAATCAGGAGAAGAAATACCGGGGTTAGCCCTAAAGGATGGGAAAACTATGCGTCAAATCTCTCCGTCTGTAGCTAAAATGATAGCTTCACGCTTCATGCCAGAAGCAACTATAGATAACTGTACAAAAATAAGCGTTACAAAACTGTATGAAGAGTTTTACAGAATGAAGAACATGACAGCGAAGGTATCGCATAAAGAATGCAAGGAGATATTCAACAACATCTTCGGACCATACATCACCACAACAAAACAAGATCAAACAATAAACATAGTAAGCAATGAATGAAGAGGAGATACTGTTATTGGCCAAAGCCGCAGGATATTTAATGCTGATATTTGGAACGTTATTTTACGAATCTCTCAAAGACAAAAAAAGATTTAGGATAGCTCTGCTTGTAACAGGAATGCTCTGTCTTGTTATCGGCGGTCAAATCTCAGGAGAAGCATAAAGAAAAGAATATGAGTATAACAACAAATAGAGTTTGGAAACTGAGTAAAAGGACATTCAGGAAAACAACCAATGAGATGCACCACTTATACAACAATAGAGGTATATATTGGATATCTCTAACGTTTGAATCCATTGATGATTTATCAGAACGCAGACGAATCAATCTTAAAACGGATGACAAAGAAAAAGCAATCAGGCTTAGGGATAAAATCTTAAACGATCTGAAAGGAAGATGGATAAAATTATGAATACTCCAAAACGTAAGCCGGGAAGACCTCCAATGAGAAAGGTAACTCCACCAAAGGAAAGCATTGATACTACAAAGAAATATTCTACGGCAGAAGCGATTTGCCTCCTACAGTCAGGAGAAGTAGAATCGTTTGTTAATCATAAAGGCTACACTATCAAGATAAATGAGATCACTTCATACGTAAGTGTGTATGACCATAATAATATCTTCATAGGAAAAACGTTCTCCTTCGCAGAACATAAAGAAGCCATATGGGAAATGAAGTAATGTTTAACAAGCAGATCAAAACTATTATAGGCCTTGATCTCTCCCTCACCAGAACAGGCGTTTGTCTGTTCTGGCCGGAAGATCAGGGAGCCTCAGCATCCCATATCAAATCAGCTCAGAAAGGACTTCTCAGGCTAGCTGAATTGGAAAACAACCTGAAAAATATCATCTATCCGTTCAGTCCAAATTGTCTTGTGGTTATAGAAGATTACGCATTTAGCAGGAATGGGAGGAACCTTTTCGGGCTGATCGAGTGGGGAGGCGTAGCTAGGCTGGCTCTGCACAAGATGGGTGTCCAAGCAATCACTATCTCGCCTACCGCGCTTAAGAAGTTCGTGACGGGAAAAGGGAAAGCCCAAAAAGATATGATGATGCAACAGATACTAAAAAGGTGGGGCTTTGAAGCATCAAACAATGATGAAGCTGATGCCTATGCTCTGGCCCGGGTAGGAGATTCTATTATCAATCCTGACCGCTACACCAAGGAGCAAATGAAATCTGCATTGACGTTCAAAAACCTATGATAGATAAGGATAAATTCTTCGTGATTTGCAGGCTCATGGCAGACGGGAATCCTGTTTCCGTCTCTGCCTTAAGAGTTAAATCATCCAAAAAAGAATTTATAAGGTATGCGAAATCCTCGCGCAAAAACTATCGAATGTATTGCCGTGCTGTTTACCTGATGAACAAGGCGTACCAGATAGAAGGGAAACCTAGGAGAATGTTCTTCTATAATAACAGAAAGATTAGTATTCGGGAGAAGAGGGCAACGGAAATGTTTTTGAATCGACGAGGTGACCCTTATCTAAGAAACGCGCACAGTCATTAAATATCTCTCCGATGAGCCTACCGAATGCTATCCCATTTCCTATGCTCATCATGTGCCCTTCGTCCTTCATGTGGCCTAGATCAAAATCTATGAAGTCTAACCGCTTGGGAGGATAAACATTCACAAGGCCCTGCCAGTCCTCGCAACAGTAAACATAGTAATCTGTAATGCCTTCCGCGAAGAACTGATACTTCATCTTGTCCATGACGTTGACGGCAAAAGGGCTTCTCCCGTTGGTAGCAATAGTCTTCTTGTAGTCGCTATCAGCCTTTTCAGTAAGGCGAAATCTAACCACCATCCCAACATTGCTATCGGCAAAGGTCTTGAACTTCTTCCGATTCTCATCCTCATCATAGCCCAAGCGGGAATATTTCGCCCTGAAATATCTAGGGTTGAGAGTCTTTAAGAATGTTTCGCAAGTGTTTTTAATCAGAACGTTAGAATGAACCATTGTGATTAGTCTAACGTCTTCCTCTGGATAACACCAACCAGCGATGACTCTCATTCTTTGCAGTAATCTTCCACTCCTAGAGCGATAGAATTGGCGATGCTCTCAGGGTGGTGTTTCATTACGTCGGCATCTCCGGGATTAGTAATGAACCCGCACTCGCAAAGCACCCACACTGGTTTTGTCTTTTTCAGGATTGCAAGATTAGAGCGCTCCTGAATAGCATCAGCTCTCCCCGGTAAAATGCCAGTCAGATATTCCGCAATGCATTGAGCAAGCTTGCGCCCCCGGGAAGAGCTTGGGAAAAAGCACACATGGGCGCCGTGTGGGGCGGGATCAGGAGTAGTGATAATCTCGATCAGCTTGTTTTCATCTACTTCTCTCCTTTTCTTCTGCGCGGAATCGCAATGGATACTGATGCCGAAGTCATAGCCGCCAGAATTAGCCGCACGGATAGTAGCATTAAGGTCTCCCGTGTTGCTCATGTCGGGGAAGTCAATAACATGGACGTCATGGCCTTTGTCCTTCAACTCAGTAAACAGGTGGTCCACGATTGAAGTGGCTATGGCATGCTCCTCAAATCCATTCCCACGCGCTCCAGTTCCGCGAGCGTGTCCAATATCCAGCGCTATTTTCATAGGCTCTGTCCTATCACAGTGTTGATTTTTTGAAGAATCGTTCATGCGGTAAGGCTTAATGTGTTAGGGTTACTAAGACAATGGGTGAAGCCCTCACCCTCTACACCTTGGTCGGAGACCGACATCGGGTGCTTCTTTTCTATATCGATTTTAATCGGATTGAACATGGCTTTGTGCGGAACAAATGTTTTGTCAAGCCCTCTGCGAAGGATGTTAGCAGCACCGTTGATGTCTGCGTTTAACATTCTTCCATCAGAGCTTACAAACAACCCACGTTTCTTCCTCTTGCCAATATATTCATCATGATGACAAATATCCTCATTGTCAAGGAATGAGCATTTTGAGGTGTGGGACTCGTTGTGAGTTTCCACATTGATACCGGCTTCCTTTGCCTTGTATTCCATCATCCAGATAAGCTGGCTGTGTGGAATACTCACAAAGTTCTGGTTGTTTCGTTTACCAATGTTTACTTCCTGCTTCCATCCGTCATTATGACCGATGAAGCAGTTTCCGATTTTGTTTTCTGCCATCAAATCAACCACTGACCTACTAGCCTTGTGCATGTAATCCTTAATCTTGTTGTTACGCCTCAAGGTTAGTTTTCTGAGTCTCTTTGATGTGTCCGCGTTTCTTTCGGCTAACTTAGACACAATTTCAGCCTTGGTTTTGTTATAGAATTGATTGATAGCCTTCAACGGTCTGCCATTAACAAGGTGGGATATAGACCCCTCGTTTGAAGTTACAGCCATGAGATTATCAATACCAATGTCTATACCTGCTGCTTTGTTGTAGTCTAAGTCAGTCTTAAGAAAATTTGCTTTGTAGAAGATTTGTATCTCTATACATCCTTGCTTTGGCACAAGACGAAGCTCTTGCAAGGTTGCAAGTTTTGTCTTGATGGGAAGCTTAAAATCTCTACGGATGTTTATCGTTCCGTCTTTCTGAATTCTTGCATCCATATAAGTGAAAGCAACGGAAAACAATTTGTCACTATTTGCTTCCTTCTTATATCTTGGCATCCTTGGTTTCCCGGTGAATTTCTTAGGATTCTTCTTATAAGCGTTGAGAGACTTGAACCAAGTGGAGAATGATTCAGCACACTTCTTTACGGTTTGTACCGCTTCTTGGGCTTTAAGCAACGCCCTAAAATCTGGGTCGTTTAGACGGAGCATTCTGCTAATCAAATCAAATTTGCTAATAAATCGCTCCTTCTTAATTAAATCGGCATATTCGGGAATGTTGTCGTGTTTTCCCGTGAATGCTTGGCGGAGAATGTATAGTGTTCTATTATAAAGAGATGTATTCAGAGAGCATTCTTGCACAGCCCAGTTGTAGAAAGGATGACCTTCCTTTATCTGGTGCGTCTCCACTCTGATTCCCTCTTCTTTCACTGTCTGCTATTTATTTGGTGACATTAAACATAGTTCTGCGAAAAATCAACACTGTGGTAGGACAGAGCCTTTTCATAAGATGTTTTTTCTAAGTTGAACTGTTTCCATTTTGGAAACAGTTGGTGTTAAGGAAACTTTTCATCGGGTAATCTTCCTCTCAATAAGTTCCACGCGCACAGACAGAAGCTGGATAGCCTTGGCCGTGTCCACTTGGGCCTGCGTCTGCATGGACATAAGGCTACATAAGCGGTCGTTGTAGTTGTTCATTACATAGCCTATGTACCAGCAGGCACCCCCACAAATCGCCATAGACAAAATCAGGCAAGCATACATGGGGGAAGCTTTAGCAAGCTCAAGGAATCTGGCAGGAACTTCTGATATCTTGCACATGGCGAGAACTATTTCTTCATGGCTTGCACCACGGGAGGCTTCCCACTAATGATAAGATTGCCGTCTTTATCGACACTGTAGCTTATTTGGCCGCCCTGATCGCCGGAGAGAGTAAGGGAAGTATTGGCGCACCCGCTAGCCATGAAATAGCCAGCTACGGCAACGATAATTCCACCTATAAGATAGATCAGCTTCTTTGATACTCCACGATCAGAAGCCTTAACAGCCGCATGCGTCAGGGTAATAGACATGAAGCCGTCGCCAATCATCCAGTTCGCCAGCTCTTCGGCCTTCGCTTTGTCAGACTCAACAGACAAATCAAGACCTACCTGCGTAGCAACCTCTTCAACTAGATTCTCAAATTCGTATGTGAGACTTTCCATACAAAACCTAATATACCTGCTCATATTCTTTGTAAAGGATAAAAGAAGAACAGCGCCGGAATATCCAGCGCTGTTCCACAATTACCCATATGTCGCTATGCTTCCTCGTCGAAGGCGAGAACCTTTTACCATTTTTACTTCTTCAACGCAACATAATATTGCTGGAGAAGCACAGTTTTTATCTCATCCACTTGAGAAATCAGGAAAGATTCTTCATCTGCAACATCATAGAGATAGTCACAAATATCATCAATCTTCTCCCGCAAGACCTTTCGCACCACGGAATCAGCCACAGGGTCAGGTGTAGGAATGTCCGTCTTGATAACGTCTTCCATCTCCGTCAGCCCAGCAAACGATTCGCGGAACGTATCGAATAACTTCGATACCTTCTTGTACATAGCGTCCGTGGCCTCATGCACCCAGCCAAGCTCCGTGTATTGGTGCGTGTTCTGGATGAAGTCTAGGAATACATTCAGTCTTGAAAGGTCTAATTTTTCCATAATAAATAATTATTGTTAAACGATAGCACTAAGGAAATAAGCGTCTCCCATAACATCATAATCGTTAAAGCCAACGCAGGTACAAACCGTAGCAGTCCCAGCACTACATAAACATGTCATTTCAATGCTCATGCCTTTCTTCGGAGTTATCTCCAAATTAGTCCCGACAAGTGTTGGGTCTTCATACTTCACAGTTCCATCGCCTTGATCTACTACGATTTGTAGGTACTGTACGATGTTCTGCGGAATTTGTATCTTTGCTCCCTCATTGTAAGTATTTCTCCTAGGGTTAAGCTTGATCTTCATGTTTGAAGGTTTGGGGAGATCACTAACAATAAAGCTTGGAGTAGAACTAGAATTAGAAAATCCACGAGCCTTTACATACTGTAGAAAATCAGAAGAATCTGTAGATTGTAATGAAGAAATAGGTGCGTACGCCGCATCGCACATCGCCTTATTCATCAAGTCCGTATCTGCTGGAGTCGCTTTTGTCGTGCGGGTAGCTCCAGCAAGGAAATTAGCGGTGCCGTTGAAAGAAACCCCACCAGTAAAGGTCTTAGTCCCAGCTATGCTCTGATTGCCGATAAGTTTTACTGTGCTGTTTAGCGCAGTGTTGACCATCTCGGAGTTCATTACATCAGTAAGCGCAGGACTAGCTACTGTCTTCCGCTGGAGCGTACTCTGGAAAACCCATGCACCCGTAATTGTCTGCGAGGCAGACGGGTCAAAAGAATCACCGCCTCCCCCGGACGACGCACCGAGCGAGGCAACCTTAAAATCCAACGGAGTTAATACATACTGTGTACTTAAATCTATATTTACAGTTGTATATGAGGAGATCGCTATGAAAATATATTGCCCTGCTTTTCTAGCATCAAGCAATGTAATTCCATCTGGCGTATATTCCGGGGCGTCATGTCCTGCAACAGTTAGATTCCCAGTCGTTAAAGTCAGGCAGTACGATTTGCCAGCCATTGTGCGGAACGTTTTAGAAGTCTCATCTCCAGCATATGTAGCAGGTGGTTCAATACCACCATTGCCCCCCACCAATTCAATATTAGGGTCAAGCCCCGACGTAGTTGTTAATGTTTTCTTTGTTGCCATATTTTGTTTAATGTTAAACGTTATTTGGTCTGCCAGCCGTTATCTTTGAGCTTCTTGTTAACTCGCCTAAGTTCCCGGGAAAGCCTTCTGTATTCTACGCTACGTTCGCCATAGGTACTCTTGGCCTCACGCTTCTCTTTACGCAATCTACGTGCGCTTTGCAATAGTTTTTCTCTGGTGTCGTAGAAGGGGTTGAGATCAGACCTCGTAGTCTTGGCCGCATTGTGCGCTTGGAGAGTGGCATTGGACAAGGAGCTGATGACTTCAAACACACGTCCCACAGTTTTCGCATTGGCGATATTAGCTCCAAGGCCAATCGTATCTCCCAGCGTCCGGCTAAGACCTGCCCCAACTTCAATCCATTCGTTTAGAGTCACGGCGTCCATGTCTTCCGTACTCTTCAATATAACTTCGTAAGCTTGGGAAAGGCCTCGTGCGGTTCTGCTAAAGTCCGTTAGCGTGTTAGGACGGGAGAAGACGTGCCCGCCTCCGAACGCATAGTAATCCAGCGCTTGGAACAAACCTGCAAATACAGGGGTGGCGACAAGCGGGCCAAGAGACATGTTGAAGAGAATCGTTTCTGCCGAGAATTCATCATCGTTATAGCTCGTGAAGAAGGAAGCCGCCATGCCCGAAATGGTATTAGCAAAGCCAACGATAGTCCACATGCGGATGAAGTTGGCAAGCTTCCTCATGGAGCTAATGTCGCCACGCTTGAACTGGCTGAAAAGAAGAGCTGACTTGTTCAGCATGTCGCTCATGAACAAGACTTGGTAAGATTCGTAAGCTGATCCTCCAAGTGTGCCAATAGCGCGAGTAGATTGATTCTCAGGCTGGGCCGACTTTAGAATGTTAAGATTCAACTGGTCTATAATCTGCTCTTTCTTCAAGCCCCTATCATGCAAGATTTGCGCGGCCATCATGTTGCCACGCTTTACGCACCATAGGTCAAAGTCAATCAATGCCGAGTTGCCGCACTCCTGCCAGTACATGACCTGCGCCTGCTTCTCCTTTGGGGCGTCCATAGCGGCTTTGATTACCGCCCTATCCTGATACGACAATGGGTCGCGAGCCTTCACGCCTTCCAGCTGGGCCATCTCTTGGAGAGAAATAGGCTGAGGGTTGAATAGCCAGCTACCCATGCTCTTTATAATCTCAAGACTGCTAAAGTCCGATCCTACCAACGGATTGAAGAACGCCGCACCGCTCCGGCAAATGGAAGCCATAGAGTTAAAAATCTTCGTGCGGGCAAGAGTTCCAATCGCTTTGACGAAAAGCTCCCCGAATAATCCCTGCTGTGCGCGGATGCGTCCTTCATTCAGGAAATTATAAAGGCCCTTGCTTGCCTGCTGGTAGTTCTCCTTGCCGATGACAAGCTGTATTTGTGCGGCCGTCTTCGTGTTCAGCCAAACTTTGTTGAAGTACTCATTCAATTCAAGGGAAGACATCCAGCCTTCCGCTATCTGAGCGTACCTTTCAAACTCCTGCACCGGATTTACCAGCATAGTTATTTCCGCAGAAGCCGGGGTGCTTCGCTTCTTCATGAAGGCGGGCTTGCCGGAATAAGTTATCTGCCCGGGAGTGTACCCTTGAGAATCATAGAACCCGTCCCCTAATTGCCCCTCATGGGCCGTGGTGCGTGGAGTATAGAAGTCTTCCATCGTAGAGACCTGACCGAAGAAAGACTCTTCGATACTGGCCACCCTCTGGCCTAGTTCACGATACGCCGTCTGAATGGAGCGTGCCAAGAACAACCCGTCCGGACCAAGCGCATTAATAAGCGCCTCCTGATCTTTAGCGAGCCTATCCTGAAACGCTTCTTCTGCATTATCTACTTCTGCCTCATACTCATCTTGAGTTATCTCCTTATTGGAGAGCTGTTCGTCTAGCTGGGATGTGCGGCGCTCCAGAAGAGCATAGTTCCCAAGATCAAGCTTGTAGTTGTTACGCAAGACTTTCACGCCATCAGACTCTTGCATGGTCTGATAAATCTTAATAAGCTGAGTCTTAACGTATTCTTCGCCCTTGAACTTAACAGGGGCGTTATTCATCTGGTAGAAATGGCGCGCGATTTGAGTTGTCGAATCAGTGTTCTTGATCCCTGCCAGTTTTGCCGCACCCTTAAGCCATGAAGAGATCATCGCATGCCGCTTCACTCGGGCATTGTCTCTCTGCATGGTTGCCCTCACTACCTCATTCAGCATGAAGTCACCGTTCCTTTTAAAGCCGGGCAGTGTTCCGAGGATTTCGGATAACTGAACGGTGGAAAGCATTCCTGTAAAGAAACTCTTTAACGAATTGTATTCTCCAGCTTCCTTGAGAAGATTTCTCAGATCATCCAGTTTCTTCTCTGTACCTACGGCCTTAGCTACTTCATCCTTAAACAGGTTAAGCTTCTGTTCGCGTCTCTCCAGCTCCTTCCTCCAGCGGAGCCGCCCCTCATCTTGAAGTTGCTTCAATGCGTCAAAAGCATTCTCCTGCTCTGCCAAGCTACGGACGAAGCTGTTCCCATCTTTGTAGAGAACAGAACCGAATGTATCAAGCAAGGAAATAGATTGCTGAATTTCTATTACTTGAGGATCATTCGGGTTTTGAGTCTTATTAACAGTTCTCTCAAGAAGGGCCTGCAATGCGTCTTGCTGGGCCTCTACCTTCTCTGGAGACATCTTCATCAGCTCCTCAACGGCAAGCGTGTTATAACGGCTCTGTGCGTCCAGCGTGGAGCTTACGCCCTTCCTATCTTTATAGGCTCTCTTTGCCAGCCGCTCCAGCCCCTCGGTAGTCTTGACTTGTTGGGCCGCCTCAGCACGGAGCGCCGCCGCTTCTTCCTTGGAAGATTCTTTCAAGACCCTATCAACAATCTTCCTAACCTCACGTTGCGTACGGTTGAATTCGGCAGTTTGTATCTGGTTGTTGATAGCTTTAACTCCACGGTCTAGCGCCGTTTGAAGGGCATTCTCAAATTGTAGTTGGCTCTTCGGGTTAGCTAGTGTTTCAGCTAATGACCTTGGTATAAATGATTTACCATAACGGCTAATAGCATTCTCAAGAGTAAGGACGCTGTTAAACAATGCCTTCTGCTGGCGCGCCTGAGAGAACTTCCCAGCTACTGCTTGCTCGGCAAGGCCCATGAAAGACTTGCGTATTGCCTTGAGACTGTTAATGGCCTGAGAAGAATTGCTCTCAAAGATATCTGCGATTGCCTTTTCAACGGTCTGGATGCCCGGACCTACACGCAAAGCGCTTGTTCTCTCCTGAACGGAAGGAAGGATCGCCGCCCCTGCCGCCTCATTAATCATGGACGCGATATCTCTGGCCTGCGTCTGGTCTGCCACATTAGCTAGAGACTGGGACCATTTAACAAAGTCTGCATCAAGAACTCCATCCTCAATGGCCTGCTTGATGCGCTGGCCTTCCTTAAAGATGTTGCCTACTTCCGCGATGTTGTCCTTCTGCCATTCAAGAATGCTCTGCACATCTCCGGGAAGAGTACCGAACAGTTCCGGGTTAGTAGCAAGCGCTTTCCCCATCGTGGCTAAGGCTTCTTGCAAGATAACATCGTCAGACAAGTTCCCAAAATCCCGGCCAGTGTACTCTCCATACTTGCGAATGGCATTCTCAATATACTCCCGGGTGACTGCACCAGTGGCAAGATCATACGTCGCATTGGCATGGATGACTTCTTCCAGAATGTCTAGGGGATTGGCTCTCCCTTCGATGACCGCTATTTGCCCAGCACGATACGCCGAAACAACCTCCAAATTATTAGCAACGTCCTCAACGGTAATTTCACCTGCATTGTATTGTTCTCTAAGTTCAGGGTTAGATTGAATGTAGGCTAGCGCCCTAGCCCTTGCCGTGGACTGGTTGATTCCTTCCGCATTCTGGATTGAGGAAAGAAGCTCGTCTTTGCTTATCTCAATGCCTTGACTCTCAATGGCAGGCTCAAGCTGTCTCTGAGCAAATAGATTCAGGGCTTGCACAAAAGAAGGATTGGACGCCAGCGTCTCGGAAAGATAAGTACCAGCTACTTCATCGGTGAGCGTCATGGTAGATTGCTGGCCGCTTTCAGGAGACGTCGTGGTAACGTCCCAAGTGCCATCCCCGTTATCCTTGAACGTGGGCATCAATTCCACATTCTTGAAAAGGTCGGCATTCTTCGCAACGAAATTCAGCATCGCGGCTGAACTGCTACCTACTGTTTCTGGCGACTGGTTTACATTGGTAGTATTAAAGAGCGCTTCCTGAATCAGGTTGGAGCGCTCCTTGCCGTCAGGCATAGTAGCAATCTGGTGGGCTACATCACTTTCAATGCCTAGGGCTATAAGAGCTTGAGGGCTTCTGCCTACCTTGTTAACCAAATGATTGGCTTGTACACCACCGAGCGCGCCCATAGAACCGCCAAGAACAACCGTAGGAATAAAGAATGCAGGGTCCAAAGGATTGTAATTCTCCCACCAGTCCATAAGGGTATTCTGTTGAGTTAAATCTGCACCTAGGCTCCGGTAAAGATTTTCAACTCCAACATATACTGGGTCAGCAATGCTTTCTTGTACGGTTTCCGTTAAAGCACCTGCCGCCCCAGCACGACCTATACGTGCCAATGTCGATCTTTCTGCTATAGCCTCAACTCCTCTTATTGCAGTAGAACCAAGTCCAGTAGCTCGTGCGCCTTTAACTGCTAGACCACCAATAGACATTGTGAGAGAATCAAGAGCGCCTTCTAGTGAGCCTACCGTTAATCCATACGCGATTGACCCTTCTCTACTAGAGTTTGATTTATAAGCATCGAGTCCGGCACTCGAGCCATAGACCAATGACCCCATAGCTGTTGCGACGCTGTAAGTTGCAACTGGATTCCTTGTTACAACTCCTGTAGCTAAAGAAGACAAGCTGACGGCGGCAATTTTAGGAACATTATCAACTAAGTTCCTGACCCCCATACCCCAATTGCTCTCAGGCATGTCTCGCATGGAGCGATATTCTTTCTGGATAGCTAGAGCAAGACGTTGAAATTTTTCTTCATCTTCGTCTTTCTCAGGAAGCATTCTTAAGAATGACCCTATATCTTCATAGGTGTCGTTCAATGCTTGGACCAGCCATGCTCTATCGTCTTTGGGCAGGAATTCAGGAAGCATCTGAATAGCTATCTTGAACGAACCCGTATTCTCGCCAAGGGCTAGCAACCTGTCAGCCATCTTATCCCAATCAAGGGAACCTTCTTTTATATACTCGTCCTTAATCCATGAAGTAGCTTCATATGCCGCTTGATATTGCGTCCGCAAATAAGGGGAATTGTTGAAAATGGAGCGTCCATAAACTGAGTTAGGGCCGAGAGAGTCAATGGCTTTCTCAAAGTCTCCTCCATTTTCCAAGAAAGCCGGGAGGAAATCTGACTCTGCTTTGTAATATCCTTCCTTTACTTCATTTGCCCTCTTTAAGTCTTGAGCGTACTTATTAATGACGCCATTGATACTGTCTGTCTTATATTCCCTCATGAGAATAGCGGCGGCCATCTCATCAGAAATACTCATGTTAGGGAACTTCACTTCCTTGATAGCTCCGAAAAGCTCTCTCTCTTTCGTAGCTTGGTCAGCGCTATTCCAAGATGCTATCTGGTCAGCATTCAAAAGTTTCCCTAACTTATTATCGACAACTTCATCTGTATCAATATAACCGTAAAGGCCTTTCTCCGGCTGGATGTTTTGAGTTAATGCGGAGAATATAGCGTTGGTCCTCTCTACCTTCTCTCTCCTTAGCTCAAATGTAGGGTCAATCCCTCTCTTCTTCAAGGAATCATTAAGACGAAGGATTTCATCCATCATCGAGCTATCGAGAACATTGCTTTGCCTAAACTCCCGTTGAAGCTTTTTATAGGATTCCAAATCTGCGAGAGTTTCCCTACGCAAAGCATTTGCCCGAATCCCTAAGTAGTTAGCTCTTTCAGTTTCGCTAAGTTCTGCGTATCCAACTCCCTGCGCCCTGCGCTGTTCACGGGCGATAGCTTCTTGGTCGCCAGATATTCCAAGCGAAGGAATAACTGATTCATCCAAAGGAGGAGGAGTCACTCCTTCGTCATCAGGCAATACGGGTTCGATAGGCTCGTCCATTTTATCTATTCCAATAAGAGATCAAAGCTGAATATATAGCTTGTTCATCCTCGTCGCTCAAGCCGTTATTTACCCGGAGAATCCTAGCCCTTCTTTCCGCTTCATTATCCATCGCGTCAGCAGAAGGCTTCTGCAAATAGAATTGATCTATTTCCAATAACTTTCTCGAACCTCCAGAAGATTTATACATATCCTTTGACAAGAGAGGCGTTTTAATAGGCTCTCCTGATGAAGAAGAAACTTCATAAATTGAACTGTTGGGAGTCCCAAGAGTCACAACAAAACCACCATTAGGCATCTCAGGAAGTTCCGTTTTATCTCCAAGGGTAAAGTTCTGATCTAAGGCGATTACTCTGGTAGCGCTTTGCATAGGACCAACGACATCTTCTTCTTGTTGAAACGCCGAGAAGTAAGAAGTGAACCCCCTAGTGGGAATGCCTGATTCCTTTGAGACTTGAGAAATGGTATCAGCAAGAATCTTGTAACGCTCCTGTTCGGTCGGAGTCTTGCCGCCGTTCTGCCCCATGAAATCGTACACTTGCTGGGTCGCCTGTGCCCTGACTTGCCCGATGAAGTTCTTAAAGCTTGCATCGTTTTGAAGGTTAGGAATTTTCTCTCTGACTACATATCTCTTCGCCAAAGTTTCGGGGTCTTCGTATGCACGGCTTTCTGTCTTATCCAGATAATATTGCTTGTTCTTCCCAACAAAGCTATTATTAAACTCCGCCTCTGTCATGTAGATTGGGGTACCGTTCTCATCTACATAATCTTTCCCAGTATAAAGTGGATATTTGCCTGTGTCCCATACCCGCTCAACCCACGTTTTCGCATCATCCAGATAGGAAGGCGGCGTGTGCGTCTTCATCAGGTTAATCAAAGACGTCTGATCGTTGGAAGAAAAGTTGGCTTGCTTTAACGTGGTTCTCAACTGGTTCTCCAAGTTGGCCCTTTGTTCTGGCGTGGCATTCTGGTAAGAAGGGATCATGCTCGCCGCATATTTACTAGCTCTAGCAAACTCGGCAGAAGTCGGAGGGATGTTCGCGGTATTCTGCTTGTACATCCTCCAAAGCGTAGCAAACTGCTGGGTATTAATGCCATTAACTTCCAATGACTGCTTTGCCTGTTCAATGGAAAATCCTTCTGGAGCCAGCATGAACTGTTCAACAAGAGAGTTGTAGTTCTTCTTCTGGTCTTCATTGATAAAGGACCGCGCCTGATTGATCCCGTATTGCTGTTGTTCGTAGGAAAGCGCTCTACCTCGAACAGACCCTTTCGTCTGGATTTCCTCGAGCAATCCATATGGGTTGGTCAAAGCCATTTGCTGGACCTCATCAGTAGTCCTCGCTTGGTCAATTGTGAAGTTAAGCTTCATCTTCTGAGCATCGCTAAGATAAGGAGTCTCTTCCGTGATGCGTGAAGCTTCATCAAACTGCCCGCTTTTAATCGCAATATCAATAGCGGCATTAGTTTCGTCAGCCGCCATCTGTGAAACACGTAGCGCCGCAGTCCTAGCAACCTGCACAGCCTCTTTAGCTTTGATCTGGTTCAAGGCTTCATCGGTCAGCAATCTGTTCTTGCCGACCAAGAAAGCGCCGTCAAACCTAGTATTAATATCTTCTTGAGCTAAGGCCATCCTCTCCTGATAAACCTGAGTCCACATGCTCGGCTTGTTCATGTATTCAGGATCGGTAGATAAAGACGAAATGATATTAGCAGAAGCATTTGTAAGCTCAGCCTGCATGCGCCTAGACATGATGCTGTCGTTAACCGTCTCAACTTCTGCCTTGGCTTTCCCGATTAAGGAGAGACCTTCTGTTAAATTCCTCGCCGCACGATTGCTTGTCTCCGCATTAAATTCACTGCCGATCGGAACAAAGCGCGACACATCGCTTTGCCCCGTAGAAGCATAACGATTGTCCGGTGACCCCGGCATCGTTGCGTTTCTCGCCTGACTCGGAACTCCAAGACGAATGTTTCTTGTATCTTCTGCCATATTAAGAGAACCCTCCGATTGATGAACCTATCTTGGAACCTGCTCGCATTCCTACAGGGCCGCCTACAACGGCTCCTATGGTGCTTCCTATGATAGAACCCCACATTGAAGTGCGAGCTTGCTTAGCGGCCTTCCTAGCCTGTCCTGCACGCCATGACATGACGCGCGATCGGTACATGGTATCTTGCCTCCTCTGTTCTGCCTCTCTTTCGGAGTCTGCGATCTGTTGCTCGAACTTGCTCATCGTGCCACGTTGCACGGCCTCAATGGAACCCGAGGTAGGGGCAAAGCCCGTACGCACTGCCGCCACGCGCTGTTGCGTTAAATACCTTTCCTGATTGCCACGGAGACGCATCATGTTTGTCCCGGCGATCTTGTAAGCGGACTCCGACCTTTCAGCTAATGCCTGCGCCTGAATATTGTACCCACGTTCGGCAATTTGATACTGGTGTTCTTTGTTAAGATTATCTAGTACATCTCCAAGAACATTGCTAGCCGCACTCCACGTCTGAGAATTATTGCCGAACTCCGGCTGAACTTGGTTGTATGTAAGCGGCTGGTTGCTAATAGGTACCGTGCTTGCAGTAGTATTAATGGACGCCACACGAGGTTGCATCTCAACGCCATATGTCGAAGACGTCGGCGCAGGTTGGGGCATCTCCGGGTAACCTAATTCGGGAAGAGGAGCATAAGAAGCGGATACTGCCGTTTCTCCGCTGTCATAATAACCCGGCAACAATCCATCCCCGTATGTAAGATTCGGCACAACTGAATTTTCAATCCAGCTAGGCCAGCTTATCAAAGAGTCATCTGCCCACCCAAGGTTATCATACGAGGTTGGAATCATAAATGATATATGCTGATAAGACGTCCGTGTTCTTTGCGTCCGTAAACGCGAAATACAATCTGGTATCGGTGGATGAAGGGCCACTTAATACCTCATGTCCTCGTCCGTTATTAAGATACAACCTTATCCCTAACGTGTCATTCTTTTTCATCCCCAAAGGAGCGGAATAATCTAATGCTTCTACCTGCGCTTGGATTCGAGGGTATCCATAAGTCGATGCATAATCCCCCATAACGACGCCATTAGGAGCTATGTCATCAGACGTGTCCCGCGAGACCTGATACCTTAACTGGTTGATTTTGGTCGTCATCGCGGGGATGATGTAGTTGGCAGTATTCCCCATAGGCATCGATATGAACTCGGACTCAATGTGCAAGCCCCATAAGAAGGAAGAAAACGTACCAGTCATTGAATAGCCAACTAAAGCATTATTCCCAGCTTCAAATGTGGGAGAGAATCTAATTCTTCCTCCGGTAAGATTGCCATTGCTGAAAGAATAATACCCCTCAGGGTTAAGCTCTCCTGTAAACGTCCAGCAATAACCCGTAGTCTTACCGTCATTAAAACCAGAATTGCCTTGAGTTATAATATCTATCTTTGGATAGATGCCTGAATAAGGGACTAATTGCCCCGGCTCTCCACCTTGCCAGCATAAACTAGAGGCTAAATAATAATCTAGGGGGTCTATATTGCCTATAACTACTTCCTTTGAGGCAAACGAAGTCCATTCTCCCAAAAATCCTGCTCCACTGAGCAAAGAAGGGCCACACTCCGCTATCGTTGGGAAGTCAATACACGGGTGGTCAAAGTCCATGTACGCTAAATAATACTCAGCATTGTCCAAAGGAATAGTTGAACCAGCCGGAGGAACGCATTGAATGCAGGCGAATATGCCTTCTTGACGCTTCACCGGATTGTGATAGCAAACAACCTGCTTGAACTTCCCTCCTTGAATATCATGCCAATGCCAGCCTTGGATTTCCTGCGTGCGGTTGAATAAGAATCCAAGCATCTTCCCATCTTCTGACGTCCCCCACCAAATAGGGTCAGGGTCTTTCATAATGCTCTGTGACGTGATGCCGGATTCAAGAAGATCAGAAGCAACAATGGAAACGTCTTCGGACTGGTAGCCGTCAATCTGGAAAGAATAAAGGGAATGGATAAGACCTTTCCTGTCCTTCGGGACAAAGAACAAGCTTTCCGTCATCAACTCTCCCTGAAAAGTAGATGAACCCCAGCGGCTCTGTTCTTTAATAGTAGGGACCGGACTATTAAGATCATCATCATTAATAACCCATTCGCCAATGTCCGCCCCAACAATCAAATCCTTGGAAGAAGAAAGCCACTGAATGACCTGTGCCTGATTCGCGCCTATCGTAAGGTTCCATCCAGAATCCGATTGGTCATCAACGGAAAAGTCTTCATATCTGTCCACGCGCGACGCCCATATCGTTTGGGGCTGGGCCTTAGTTCCAGCGAAGATAAGACGGCCTCGCCTGATAGTAACGGCGGAAGGATATCCCTTCTGAACATTAAAGGCGCTTTTTACTAGAGTGTTGAACCTGTAAACAATAGCGCCATCTGGTTGTTTCGTAGCAAAATAGTTTAGTCCAAAATAATTAGTGGAAATATCATTAAAGAATGAACTGCGATCTGGCGCATAGGCCATCGGCAAAATGTTAATGTTCCTGAATACTACCCCATCATTTACGGAACCATCATAATTCTTCTGGTTGATGTAAGTAGCAAATGGATAGGAATTAATCGAAACCGTATCGGCACATGTCAGCTCAACGGGAAGATTTCTCATAGTTTCATTCGTATGAATGCCATTTGTAGCTGAATTTGTAAAAGCGAATCCAAGAAAATATCCATGCGGGGCGCTTCCTGTGATAGTAACTCGCCTATTAGCTGGTTGGGTAGCGTTCGACACATTGGCAATGGATATGCCTTTATTCATGCCTTTGAACGTCTCCCGGATACTCATCCCCGAAACATAGAAGGCATAGCTATTATCAAGCTCTTTTCCTACATCAATCTTCCATTCCCCCTGAACATAAGCAAACATGATGTTGACCGCATTGAAATATTGAGGCCATTTAGTTATCTCAGTCCAATTATATAATTTACCACTATAATAGGCATCAGTCGCTCTGGTGCGGACGTTGCAGTTTATAATATCTCCCTGTTCCCATCCTTCCAGCCATTTATTAACTATTTGTCCATAAACGGAAATATCCCAAGAAGGGTCATACAGGAAGGGGATATCGCAAAACATATTGGCCATGGCGTTGGAAGTAGTTACTTTCGCATTGTATGATATGTTAGGATAATCGGATTGCTTCTTTACGAACATCGCAATATCCACAAACTCTGAGCCAATAGTGTCGCTCATGGAGTCAAGGTAATCATCCGAAGACGGAAAGATTAGGAAAGTAAATTCCGTTAACTTGAAAGTGATATTCCCAGAACCATCACGAGTTCTTGTTAGAACAATAGGGTAGTGATTCTTGTGGACAATCCAAAGCTTGTCGTTCTGCGAGACGTATTTGACTTCCTTTAACTCATCTACCGTGAAGCCGGAAGTCCATCCGTTCTTGGCATACTCCTGTTTAAGATCAAGAGGGATATTCCAAATAGGGCGCGGATATTCATCAAGATGCCCGCATTGATAGATTGTAGCGAAACCAGAAAGGCCCGGCTTCACCCCAGCATGCAGGCATACGATGTAAATGTCCTCCGAAGTACAGGGAAAGTAAAGCATACGGAAAGGGCCATTCATCCGATCTACCAGCTTGAATCCCGGTCGTCGTTGAAGCTTCCCATATTGGCGTGGAATAAAGTTACGCATGCGAGAACACGACGTAAGATAACGGTGCATGTCCACGCGAGGCGTGAAAGATTCTGAGACTTGCCCTCCATTGAAGTTAAGTTGAAGCTGTGTTTGCCTGTTATCCGCCATATTTATAAAAGCTTGTTATGGCCGCCAAAGGGGAAAGTCGTTCCATAGGGAACACGGTTCCAGCCAGACTGCCGCATTAACCTGTTGTAGTAGTTGTATCTGCCTCCAGTGTTATTGATGTAGTCGTTCTCACGGAGACGAGAAAGCTCCCTCATGTACATATCGGAAAGGAGCCTGTACAGATCAAGGTTGTTCGTAATCCGTACACAAGATAGTTGTGCCCACCGAATGCCTAGGAGGGGCTGTAAAATGGTCGGGAATTCCTGAGTGCTTTTCTTGTTCTGGATATCGCCAAGATAGACAAGCCGCATCACATCGGTGTTGGCGTACAGATAGTTCCCTTCAATCTGCACAAATTGGAGCTGGTTCTCCCAAGGCTCGCCATTCACGGAGATAATAGTCACCAAATCAGAAGGCAACGTAAACGCATTGGAGAAGCCGAAGAGTGGCTTCTCATCAGCCACGGGGAGAAGTTCTACCCTTTTACGGGCAAAGTTCCAATTGCCATCAATCATCAAATCATTAATGGCAAAAGGAAGATAAGCGGCCAATGCCTGACCATAGACAGTAGGATTGTTCTGTAAATCAGGATAGGCGGAGACTTTGTATTGTCCCAGCAATCCCAACGCGAAGTTTGCTACTTCAAGATCAGTCATTGGCCGCTTCGGTTCAGGTTATGGAATGATACAATCCATCACAATAGTGAAGGACTTGTTAGCCGCAACTGCCGCCGAGTTCTGAACAACAATGCAGAAATGATATCTTTCTTTCAGCACGCTGTTCTTGTTTTGCACATCGGGCATTTCATCTCCGCTAATAATAGCGGTCAGAATTTTTTCGTAGGGGTCAACCATCAACAACGCCGGCTCATTGCCTTTGGAAGTATCGCCCAACCTCACGATTTCATTAGCCGCGCCCTCAGCCGCGAGAACACCAATAGGAGCAATAATATTGTTCACGATGTTCCCATTCTTGTCAGTCAGGGCAATGGCGACAGTATAATTGCCAGCGCCTACGCCATTGTGGGAAAAGGCAATCGAGCTAAGATCAATGATGCACCCTTCCGGGAGATCAATATCTTGAATGGTTGACGATGCCGCAGTAGCGGCTCCCTCGGCCGTATAGGAGATTACCTTTTTAAGGGTAGCTCCTCTAGACATTTGAGCGTTCAGGAACGGAGGAACTCCACCGTCAATCTCCGCCTTAGCCATGCTTGGAAAAGTAGCCATGATTTTTTATCCTTTCTTTAGTAAACCATTTGAGTTCCGATCACATCAACCTTGAGGACGCCCTTGTCTTCAATGCGGGTGCAACCCATAGCGAGTTCCGTGTAGGTCTGCCACACGTACTGCTTGTCGCGGCGTTCGTCAATACGCACGAACAGTTCTTCCAGTACGCCAAAGGCCACGGAGTTCATGTTGAACGCAATGCAGGTGCGAACGTTTGGCGTGGGATCGCCTGCCGTCGGATCATTAGCCGTTCCCAGCGGACGAGAGCCGAACGGAAGCATTCCCGGAGACATGGCAACGAACCTAATGCCGAGGTAATCAAAGATGTTACCAGACACCAGCGGGCGGTCCACGTTGTACAAGATGCTTGCAACCTTTTCCTGAGAAAGCAAGTCCTTAAGCTCTTCATGAGAGATGAGCATGATGATTTCCGGGCCGCCCAAGTCCTGACGGTCCACGTCCTGACCAAGCACGTTCCGGGAACCAAAGATGTTGCGAACTTGAAGAAGCTTCTCAAGCGTCAAGCCGGAAGCGGTGTACGTCCCGGAAGGATTGTACCCAACAGGAATCGTATTCAAAGTTTCGTTGAAAGGAACGGCAACGTCCCCATTCTCCCCAGTCCATGCAGTGCCGATCAAGCCGTTAACTGCGATGTGGTCACGACGACGTGCCATTTCCATGCGTTCAGCCTGAACGATGCGAGGAATCGGAGATTCAATCGTTCCCGCCTGCATCATTTCAATGCGGCTGATTTCATGCGTGGTCTTGAACGGCGTAGTCTTCAGCCAGCGAACGTTGAAGTTAGCCTGCTGAGGGTTGGTATCGCCGTACAGGTCGGTAATCTCCTGAGAGTTCACCGGATCAATGATCTGGAACCTGCGCTGGCGCGAAGCAAGCGGATAAACTCGCAGATAACGTTCAGTTCGTGAAGTCATCTGCTGGACACCCGCATAGATTGAAGGCGTGTATTCATTTACCGCCAAATCATAAAAGTTTCCGTAATTAGCCATGATTTTAATTCTTAATTAAACGTACCGCCTCGAAGAAGATTTGCATCTTGCATCAGGCAGGTGTCCTAATCAGGGCTGTCTGTGTGAACGGCGGTGGTTCACGAAACTGTTTGAACAAGTGTCCGTCCGGGTTGTTCAAGCCCAAACAAGCACACATCACATAACATTGCAATAAAAAACCCCGCACTAATAAAAATATTAGTGCGGGGAAAACAAAGGAGAAATAACAATGAACTATAGAATGGCGCGTCCTTTCACAAGGAGACCCACATATGTTGCTACGTGTTGCTTAATATTTCAATAAAAAAACCTTCCTCCGCATCAATTAAAACACGGAGGAAGGATAACATACACGTAGTTAAGCCACTAACTCATGTAGCAATGTAACGATGACTGAGAAACATTACCATTGAACGTGCGTAGATGCAAGCCGATTATATTCCTCCCTCGCATCTTTTGGCATCCGGTCCAAACTTCCGTATTTGGAAATCATGTCAATCATGCGTTGCTGGGCACTCGTCCCTGATTGGGACCTCATCACTCCCGGAGTAGGCATCGTCCCTTCCTGATACCTTGCCGCCTTTTCGTACAAGGCTTCCAAGATATATGGGTTATTGAGGGCCATCGCAAAAGAGCTATCATCAACGTCAATCCCCGCATCGATCAAGCTTTGCCGAAGGATTGTTGCGTTGCGTTCATACTGCGGCCCCCATTCCTTCCTGAAATGCTCCTGAGCCTGCTTGGAAGCTTCTTCCACTCTCCTTACAAACTCTTCATTGTTCTTGCGGTAAAGCGTATCTTGATAGCGCAGAAGCTCCTGTGCCGTCTCAGCCGGGATGTTGTGCTTATGGGCAAACGCCGCAAACTCTTTAAAGCTCGCCTCGTCATAATTGTCCTTATACTCATCAGGAATCTGGTACCCATCAACATTGTCAGGAACGCCAATGTAGGAGCGCCATGCTTTAATCTCTTCCTCACTGGCCCCTTCTCCCGGCTTCTTCACGCCGTCGAACTTCTTGCCAATTAACTGGTTGGCATTCACAAAGCCTTTCACCAGCTCATCAACATTCTTGTACTTCCCTAGAGAGTCGGCACCTTCAAACTTGGAAGTCCACCCTTCCTTGAAAGAACCATCCTCGCCGATAATATCAGCCACCTTAAATGCCTGCTGTTGCGTATCAGTCGGGGCCGGGCTTGTATCAAGCTTCATCGTTCCCGGCATCTGCATCTGCTGTGCAGGCTGGGTAGTTTGCGTGGAGGGGGCGGCGCTCCCTGTAGTGGTGGTAGGGGCCTGACCCCCTGCATTATTTGGATTGCTATCAATCATTTTCCTGCTAGGTATTTTATTAGTTCAAGCACTTGGCGCGCTCCTGACATGAACATTGCCCTGTTCGCATCAAAGTCTGCAAGCAAGGGGGCTTCCTTCTTCACATGTTCTTTATCACACAAAGAAAGGTCAACCATTGGAGCAAGGTAGAAGAGCAAGCGATTGCTTAATTCGGACCCCTTAAATTCTTCCCGGAACCGGATAAAATCTTCCTCCGGCACTTTGCTCTCATTCCCAAAAAGATCATAAATCTTTAATGGCTTCTTCTTGTTTTTATCATCAGTAGTTATTTCCATAAATCATCGCATGTTCCCTATAGCGCTTCCGATGTTCTTCTGGATTTCAGAAGCTTCAAGAGCATTAGCCATCTGATTGGCCCCCTGTTGCGCCGCCTCTCTTTCTTTAATAAGACGGTCAACCTTCGCCTTGTCCTTGAGCATCTTGCTCGGCATCCCAATAGATTTAATCCCTGACCTCATGATAAAATCAGTATCAAAGCTAATCATCACATCAGGATCAATCTGAGCCAAAGGAATAGCAATCGTCTGCATGAACTCGGAGAACAGCGTCGGCTGGTGACGGTCCAAAAGCATTTGGAAAGGAGTCGTAAACTTGATGCTGAAATCATCCAGCGCAGGGACAAGACCTTCGTCACGGAGAAGCTCATAGCAACGCATCACTACAGGCTGTAGGAACTCTTCCGTCAACCTAGTGTAGGCAGGGGAAGCAATCCTCGCAGAATACGCTTCGATCATCTGCGCCACCGTCGCCTTCATGTATTGAGGGTCTTTGACCTGCAACAACGGCGCAAACAAATCCATGTCGCATGTCTTCTGAATGTTGTTCTCAAGCCTCTGCACCTGCCATTGCATCTCATTAGCCTGCATCATGTTCTGGAACAAGGGCGTCGGCTTGGCCTGAACATTCATCGGGTTGAAGGTTGTCACCCCGCCAAACCCCCAGTCAATGTTCCCATCAAATCCTTCCGGCACCAGCATCGGCGGGAATATCTTCTGCATGGCCGATTCGCTCAATGCCTTAACGGAGTTTGTCAATTCGGTCTGGTCCCCTAATGCCCTCAAGCCAGCGCCTACCCCATAAGGAGAGTTGGCAATATCAAAATAGTTTGAGACGCTCACAGGGCTTGTCCAAAAATACTGCGTCGCCAGAACATCTCCTGACTGGTCAAACACGCTACGCATCACCCACGGCCTGCCATTAGCCTCTTTAATCAGCTTCTCGTCTCCCGTCCTCTCCACCTTCTCCAGCAAATGGAACACAAGATAGTTGTCAGGATTTACACTGCTCGCCTGATATTTCTCCTTCACCATGTCAGGCAGTACATTCTCAGGAAACGTCGCAACAATGTCCTGTATCCTCAACCACTCATCCCAGCAAAACGTATGGACATTCCCAAACTTGTCCCTGTCCACCATGAAATCCCCTACAGGAATATGCGCAAATTTCAGCATCCCACGCACCTTGTCCCATTCGGACCAGAATGCCGCCTGACCGTAAGCCGCACGATCAAAGTAAAAAAGCTCGGAAGCCGTGTGGAAGTTGCTGTTGCGCATAAACCACGCAACCTGCCTCCCCGTCTCATAATAAATGTTCTCAATCGTGCTATCAATCTGGCTCTGATCGCCGATCTTTGCCAATGGCTCAAAGCTAAACCATTCCTGACTCTTGGGCGTTATAAGCTCATGCTGGCCAGCCGCATTTACCCTCAAAGCCCTTTCAAGCGTCTGGTCCAAATAGCCAAGGTCCGTCCCAGTAGATTGATAAACCGCACCGTTAATGTTGAACTTCTTCTCAGGATCAACGTATTGCGCGATCCTCTGCCAGTTGCTCACGTACCGCTGGCGGAAAGCATACAAATCCGCATGCTTCTGCTTGGCATCTTGTTTGTTGGTAACCATCTTATTGACCTAATGCGCTTTTGCCTCTTGCCCCGCTACCTGCCCCCAAGGAGTTCTTGCTCGCAACAAAGGTTCCTCCAAAGGAACTACGGCGCCTGTTCTCACGTATCTTGTTCTCCGTGCCAGACGTATCGACTGTTACCTCATTCACTGGCTTCTCAGGAGCAGGAGCATCCATCCCCTCCTTGTTCTGCTTCAAGCCTAACACGCCTCCAACGATATTAGTAACACCTTTGACCACGCCGCTAATAGCGTTGCCTATCTCTTTAAACGGATTGCCGCCCATGATTTTTTCCCTTTCCTAATAATTTAATTAGCAATTCAACTTCTTTTCTCCCGTACAGATACACATTCCCAGCACGAAAGCCAATAAAATATTTCATCCTCTCCTCTTTTATCATCCATCTTAACAACACTCTAAAATCTCCAACCCCTAAATAAAAGAAGAACCCATTCGCATCATGACGGCTACATGATAACGAAGGAACGCACGCCTGCTTCACCCTACACCAGCATTCCTCCACATCAGCCCACCCCTCTTCCATCCGAAAGAAATGTCCCATCACAAGGCATCTATCATCCCATCGCCGATATAAATAACGATGCTCCTCCCAAGACGCATCAAAATCCGCGCCTAAAGCTTTCAGGACCGCGCGCCCCTCCTCTCCTAGACATGAGGCCTTCATAGTTGTTTCTATCAATATTTAAATTGCTAAAGTTCCGGCCAAAGCTCTTCTTTACATGCGTCTCTCCTCCTCCACTTACATTCCCAAGCAAACCAGCCATCCGAGCCTCAGCTATGTATCTCAACGAATCACTCCAATGCGACGAACTATCATGCACGATCTCGTTCTTATAGGCCCCATTCTCTCCAAGCGCTGGCTTCATCCTGTAGCTTAACCAATACGGATAAGCCTTCTCCGTTCCACCTATATCAAATCTCAATAAAGGGAACATCCCTAGCAAGTAATTGATACTTATCCATTTATCTCTTATTCTAGGCAAGCACGCTATCCCCGGCAACCCAGCCTGTTGCCACATGTACGCCTGACTTAAACCCGTGTCTGTCGTGTACCCAGCATCATGCGGAAATATATTCCTCATCAAGGTGGGAAATCTACTCAACAACCGAGCCGTCCTCTGCGCCGGACCCTCACTGCTATATTGGCCGCAATCACTATCTACTATCCAGATCAACCCCTCCTTCAACTGGAACACCGTCGAAACCGTATTCAACGGATTCCCCAAATCCCACGTCGCATAACACGGCAATGTCGGATCATACGGCGCATGCAAAAAATGACCATCCCTCATCGACGCCTCAAGAACTTCCTCCAATATCGCACCTTCCATCGGCACCTCAAACGCCTCGTCAAGCGTAGAAGGGTATTCCTCGTTCATCGACAAGCCATGTTGCCTCTTCGCCTTCTGCCACCAAACCTTCTGCCTGTCTTCCAAGTCGATCCCATATTTCGCCTTCAACGTCGTAAAGTAACTCTTCGTACTCTCCGTCAACGGCTCATCATCATCACTAACATTGCTCTCATCTTCCCACCACGGCAAAAACACAACGTTAAAGTCCTTCTCTCCCCTATGCCCCTCTTCTATCGATAACGCATTCATCACGTTCTCATAAAATATCCCCTTCTTCCCTCCTCTCACTGTCGTCTCAACAAAAATAAAACCATCCTTCGCCGCAGGAAATGTCGCATTCACTATCTCCGCCGCCCTCTTCGGCTCAGTCGCACTTATCGTTCCCAACTCAGATATGTGCGCAAATCCCAAACCACTACCCCTAAAGTATTTGCCTCCAACAATCACGCTCTCCTTCCTGCCCGACATCTCAACCTTGATCCTCTTGTTGTTAAACTCCATCTTAAACAACCAAGGCAATTTCCTCTTCAAACTCTCCAACGCCACCCTCACTATCTCCCTCAACTTCTCCTCAGCATCAGGTTGCGTCCTGTCAACCAACGCCAATAACCATCCCTCATTAAACGCCGCCATGTCCGCCATCATCACACCAATACACGTACTGCACCCCTGACGACGCGACTTCGGCACCAAAAACCTCTTCTTCCCCCTCAAATAACACTCCTCATGCAACCTACGCTGGAATTCCCTAGGCTCATATCTAATCACTCGACCATCCGTCAACTTGATCTCATACAAGTTGCTCAGCCTCCACATAGGGTCTTTCAACCTCTCCAATAACAATCTCTTCTCTTCCGAACTTAACATCTCAACCCCTAATCCTTTACTATCTATACTATTTCTCTCATCTCAAACTCAACCGCCTGCCAGTCAACATTAACGTGCGGACCAATCGCCTCCTTGCTCATAAATTTCCACGCAAACAACACCAAATCTGTACTATCCCTACCTCCATACTTCTTATACAACCACCTAGACTTCCCCTTAATCCGGTACTTCGTCCTGCTCCGCAATACATAAAACTTACACGTCTCCACTCCATCAATCCCATCATCCCCAGCAGAAACCCCAGCAGGCCTAATCCCATTCAGGTTCTCAACTCCCCTCAGCTTAGAACCCTCATAAACCAATTTATATTTCTTACTCAAATACCTCTTCTTCTCTTCCAATTTCCCGTCCCTCTCGTATATGTCATACGCCCTCCTAACATTCAAACTACATCTCCCGTACTTCTTCCACCCCATCACCAAGTAATACAACTCCTGCTCAAATTTCCTAACCCCCTTCCCCTCTACCTCCAGCCGCGCCTCATTACTTATCCCCATAATTCCCCCCTTTCAACAATTCACTAAGCTCACTCCCCATCTCCTCTTCACTACCCCCTCCATTCCCAAGCCATCCCTTCATCCTTATAAACATGCTCAACGCCTGCAACTGGTCCTTCCCACTCACTCCTTCTCCCCTTCCCATCTTACTCAACAACCGCTCCACCTCTCCCCTACTCAACACACCAACTCCTCCATCATCCACTAAATCCATACCCAGCTCCTCCTTCAACATCTCTAACAACTTCCCCTCATTCCTCCTCATACCTTCCTCAAAATATTCATCTCTCTCCCCTAACAAATCTGTACTAATCTCTCCATAGCTCTTCCTCCCCAACAACACCAACAACATCCCTCTCAACTCCACCATCCCTACCCTCAACCCATAGCCAAGCCTCTCTAACTCCTTCTCCCTCTCTTCTCTCTCTTCACTCTCATCACTCTCCAATAACCAGCCAATATGCCTCTCAAGCTCTTCCGATAATTCTTCTCTCATCTCAAAAACATATATAAATCATCCTCTCATCATTGTCTATCCCTTTTTCCCATAAAGCCCCTCTCTCAACAAAACTACAAAGCCTCTCATATTCTATACATATACTATTCTCCTTCTCTTTTCTCAGATTTTTCTCTCTCGAGGGTCCACATCATTACAATCATATTTTTCTCATTATTTCTTACAGGAAGGACCCTTCTTCGTGTGCTTGACACCGCCGCCGCTTTTCTCCCGCCGGACCCCTCGAGACCCCCTCCAGTGGCTCCCCCTAGTGGTGGGGTCATGGTGAGGCTACGC